GAGCAGGTCCGCACCCGAATCGCTGAATGTTAAAGTCCGTAGTGCCTGACAAACTTGGACTGACGGCAAAGTCGTAATTTACGGACTTGTAAGCGACACGGCCCGAAACGAGGTAGGTGTCATTGGCGGACACCGTGCTGAACTTGGTGGCGTTGATAGCAAGCCAAGCCTTGCCTCCACGGTATACGGTGAAGGCCGTAGGTGTTGTCAAGGGTTTCACGGAGTTGAACGAGGACCCGATTCGGAAGTAGGGACTTAGGCTCCAGTCTTGGAACTCCAACTGCTCCAAGTTACCCGCAAACCCCATGACCCCGCTGACGGTGGTAACCGTTCCCGTCTGCACGACTGGGGTGTTGCCGTATTCTTCCATGAAGTCGAGGCGATATCCCGAATAGTACCCGGCATGATCAACGAATCCGGTTTGGGTAAGCGATGGCTTAGTCGGGGCAATCAGGGTTTCAACGACCTTGGCAACGTCGAAGAATCCGAAGTTGGTTGAAGGCAGTTTGTCGCACTTCAACCGGGCAAGGGTCGTCCCTGCTGGGTTCTTGACATCGCAGACGTACCTGTAATTGGGTTGAGCAATCAGCGAACCGCTGACCTTGAAGAGCATCTTGTTGTAAACGGGGGTTGCCACTTGGGGCGACCCAGAAAGGACTGTTACTGCCATTTTATAGTTTGGTTGCTACGCTTATGGATTTGCCAAGGGTTTCAGCAATTGTGTTTACCAAAACGTCTATCATTTCGGGGGATAGGGCGTTAGACATGAAGTTCGTGGCCCGTGTTCCTCGCTGGAATACCCAATAGGCAACCGACCTACCATCCACCAACCCCTGCTCCTGCTTGGTACGCATCCGCTTGAGTTCACGGGAATAGGTCGGCACAACTGCTTTTTCCTTGTTGGCTATCCAATCGGCCATTGCTTGGGCAGGTGGGTACTTGTCCCTGTATTGGAATGGCGACCTCGGAGCCTTTGCGCTTGAGGACTTGCCTCGCACCCCTTGGTCCACGTACTTCCAATAGGGGTTAGCCATGATAGCCACGACTATTTGCTTTGCGGATAGTTCGATGTCTTCGGGTGCGATGGATGCCGATAGCGTTCCCCCTGCGTTGGCGTTGGCTGCTTCGAGGTTTTTCTTCGCAAGTTCAATGACCCGTTCAATCCATTTGACCAGCACGTCGTGGGTTGGCGACTTGCCTCCACCTTTGGGGCCGACGACTGAACCAATCCCCTCCAAAGCGGTTTCGTCGATGCCCTTCATCGAACCGCTGCCGAACTTGCCTACGGGCTTACCATTGGCGAGGATGATTGTTTCCATACGGGTAAATGTCCCCCGTGCTGGAATGTGTCTATCTGCGCCTCGCTCGCTCCGCCTCCATCCTCTCTGCTTCCAAGATGTCGTGAATCAGCAGGGCGTAGTTCAAGAACTCCACCGCCTTCATTGCGAAGATGGCATCGAATTTCAGTACGTCCTTGTTTGCCATCCTCCACACCACCATCAGCCAACCGTACCCTGCGAGAGGGCTTACGTCAGCCCCTCGGCCTTCGTCATCAGGTGCTTGGAATAGTCGCTCAAAACTTTCAAGTAGGATTCTGAACTTAGCAAAAAAAAACTGACAACCCCCCAAACGTCCCCGACCTTGGCGTGCTTCTTCATTAGTTCGGCTCGCTCGGCATGGGCAGCCCCGTCGTACTTCTTGGGGAAGAATCCGAATAGACCGCCCTCCCGGCATAGAGTAGCCATGATGCGGTGGAGGTTCTGCAACAACTGCTTCTCGTCGGTCGTGTTTGCGTCCATTAACTCTATCAACTGCCCAGCGGTCAACTCGTCCGTGAACACGGTAGGAATCCACCACTTGCCCCCGGCTTTGAACTTTCGCTTATACCCAAGGGCAGGCAATGCGTTCCACTCGCTTATGATGGCCTTGTAGCGCTTTAGAACGCTCTTGGCGGGCATTTCTCGAACGATTGATATATCGACCCCCTCAACGATTGCGACGACTCCTGCACGCTTGTCGTAGTCCCCAAGGACGCTGCTGAACTCAATGGCCCCGATGCGTTGGAACTGGTCGATGGTGAGGTCTTGGAGTTTCATAGTTTCAAGAAGGTTTTGTAGGACGATGCCGACGATGCCGATGCAAGGTACTGGCTGAACTCCTTATCAGCCTTGCGTTCTTTCTCCGAGTAATACCAAGGAATGTGCCTCGCTGACTCAAGCAACGAAACCCCACCGATGAAGTACTCCTGCCGATTGTAAACGGCAAAAGTCGTGTCAATAGGTACGTCAACTCTCGCTGCCATGATGACCCTTGAGTTACGCTGACGGGTCGCTTCATAGTTGTTAACGTGAGTGTAGTACGACGACCTTGGAGGCACGTCATCCCATCGGAGCGACAGGCCGACCTTGCCTGCTTGGGGGAATTGTTGCAACCACTCCAAGCACATGGGAATCGTCCGCTTGCTGGTCTTGTAAAGGTCAAGGTCCGGGTCTGTAACTGCATAGAACGGCTCTCCCAGTTGTTGTACCAAGCCCGAAGTCCATGGGGCTTGATGGCCCAAGTTTTCGTCAAGCATCACGACCTTGCAGGGGTTGGTGGCGTACCACTCCAGCAATGGCTCGTAGGTTGAACCGTTGTCCACGATGTAGATGTCCCCAATCCCTTCCCACTTGCTCAAGTCCCTGACCATCGCCTTGGGCCATGTCAGCAGGTTGCGGTTGTTGATGATGACGGGGATGCCCATGTTAGAACTTGTAAACGGCAATAAGGTCGTCGTATCGGCCCGATTCGCTAAGGTCTATGGCCTCAAAGATTGAATTGCTCGGTGCTACGGCTGATAGGTTCACGAACCAATCCTTGCTCTGCACATCTTCAATCATTAAGACACCGCCTTGGTTCATCAACGGTGCATACAGGCTGACGACCTGCAACATGGAATCTAAGGTGTGCGGGCCATCGTCAAGCAGGAAGTCAATGCCGTTCTGAAAATAGTCCCTTGCGACTTGCACGGATTCGGGTGTGTAGGCCGATGCGATGTGGAGCCTTGAACGAGTCCAGTCAATGTGCTTGTCAGCCTTTGGCTTGACTTGGTTGGCAATGTCATAGAACAGGAATTTGGCCTTTGGAAGATATTTGCACCACATAGCCATGGACCCTCCGTGCCAGACCCCTATCTCCACGAAGTTGATGTGGTCGGCTCGCATTTCGGTCAAGTACTTGGCATAGGTGCTTGTGTAGTTGTGGCCGTTGGCTTTGTCGGTTCCTCCTTCCCAGTCAGCACCATTGAGGTCTAACTCGTCGAGGATGGCAATCAGTTCTTTGTCTTTCATGGTTAAAATGTGATTACAAACTTTTCGGGACCCGGCCAACCGGGGTTGGTGTCGTGAACCTTCGTATCGGGCTTCTTGCCAATCCAATGTTCGGCCTGCCAGCGGTGGTCCCGTACAGGCTCACCCAGTTCCTTGATGTGGGACGATTTGGCCCACCAATAAGTACCGCCAAAGTAGGGGTAGCCGTCGGGGTTGTTGTGGTCGGCCATGTGTGGGAATTGTTCTTTTGTAATCCAATGACATCCCACCGCATCCACGCCTTCGAGCAGTTGCAGGCAGCGTTCCCAAGCAACCACGTTGAAGAAGGTCATGCTGCGATTCCAAAGTTGGTTGATGAGGGACGGGTCGCTTGCTCCCTTCGTGTGGGCGTACAGGTACACGGCTTCCTCTTCCTGCGAGGCCTTGTACATCTCGGTCAGCGTCGCCTGCTCCCAAGCGTTGGTTCGGGTAACTACGACCTTGACCTTCTCGGCAACCATCGAGTTCTCCAGCACCTCCTTGACCGCCTTGCGTTGTTCGGGTGGACCGACGATGCCGACCCTTATCTCATCCAAGACATTGATGAGGCCGTAATTGCAGACCGCCATCATGTGCTGGTTCAGGATTAACTGCCAATTCCCTCCGCAGTAGATGTGGTAGTAGTGGATGACTTTCATAAGGTCCAAAGGAGGGTTAGAAGGGTGATGATGAAGAAAATGGCTGCAAGCGTCTTCCCGATTTCGATTAGCAGGTCAAGGATGCGTTCGGTGTTCATGGGGCAAAGTTAAACCACAACATACTTCCCTGAGTTACTGACCCGTAACTTGTTGAGGGCCACGTATCGCATCGCATCGCAGGCGTGGTTGAAGGAATCAATCGGGACCCCCGTGTTCTTGCCCTCTTTGTCGGTTGCCCACGTGTAGGAGCGCAGTTCCTTGATGAGGTTGGTGGAATCCTTGGTTACCTGCAACTTGTAGCGTTTCAGTATGTCTATCCCGTTTCTGACCGAGTCCGGACCTTTCTCCGCTGGCTTGATGTTAAAGCCAAGTCGGTAGATTTCCTCGATGCTCTTGGGTTCTGCTGAATCGGCCACGATTTCCCAAGCCCTTGTAATGCCCAGCGACCGCAACTTGTCTGCGATGTCTTGGTTGGTAAGGCCCGTGGAGTACAGCAGTTCCTGAATCAGCAGGCAGTCCCCTTGCCGGTAGATAGCGACCAAGGCCGTAGGGTCGTTGCTAAAGCCCCAGTCAAGCCCTAAGGCGACGAATTTCGCACGGCTGACATCGATACCTTCCACCACCTCGAAGTCCTCGTAGATGGCTCCCTGAAGCGTCCCGACCTGACCAAGGCCATAGACCTTCCACCAGTTCGCCCAATAGGCAGATGTTTCGGCTTTGGTCTTGGCTTTCTCAATCTCTCGGATGATGGCAGGGTCAAGGGCTTGGTTGTCCTTGTAGGTAACAAGCAAGAACTCCGCATCGATGTCCTGCATCAATTCGGTATGCGCCCAAAACTCTCGGACTGGATTGTAGTCAATGTAGATGGCGGTCCTTGTCCTGATTGCCAGTTGGTGATAGGCTTCCCATGTGATGTTGTTCGCTTCGTTCACAAATAGCACGTCCCTCCTTGCCCCTCGCATCTTGTCGCTCTGGTCAGCGGAAAAGAACTCGATGTAGGAGCCATGCGGAAAGTCATATCGGAGCAGCGTTCGGTTGTATAGTTCCTCTTGGTAAAGCCCTGTCATGTTGAGCATCTTGAGGAAGTCCTTAAGCGCACCCCTGCGAAGGTGGGGGATGGATTCGGAAACTACGGATATTTCAAGCGGGCCGCATTCGGGGTTGGCTGCATAGGAATAAAGCAAGGACAGGATGGCAAAAGTCTTGCCTGCCGATGAACCGCCTTGGACTATTCGGACTCTCTTGCGGAATCCATCAATCTTGATTGCCGTTGTGGTTGGTGTCAACTTGTAGTTTTACGCCCTGCCAAATTGGTTGAGGCGATATGGTTGCAGCGACCTCCTGCTTGGGTTGACCGTAGACCCGTGAGAGCAGCGTTTCCATCGAGTAGAGCGTTCCCTTCTCGATGGACTTGCGGATGGCCGAGGCGATGGTCTTTTCGAGGACCGTTGCCGTCGGGTTGTCCCAAACCGCCTTGACTTCCTCCAAGGTCATGGCCATCATGTTTTGAATGGTGTCGTTGATTTCGGACCGCTTGTAGCCTTGGTCAATCAGGGTGCTGACGTACTTGCGTGGACGACCATTGGGGTTCATTGTTTCCCCCTTATCCGGCCTTGTGAGTGTTCCACCGTTCCTTGCTGGTACTTGCGTTGCCACGATGTACTTACGATGTTTTGAGCGCAGGGGTCGGATTCGAACCGCCTTCCTTTTGGCTGGATGCCAACTGTTCAACCTGATGAACTTCCTGCGCCTGTTTTCTTTCTTGCAAAGATACTCGCTGCCCCTTATACATTCCAGCACCCATCTCGTCTATTTTGCTGAATGGCAAGATAGTAGTTGTCAAACGTTCTTTTGCGTTTTTATTTAAAAAATAAACATACTTTAGTTGAAAACCCGGCACAGGTTTTGCTCCAATATGGTTCAAAAACCTTGTTGCAGGCCACGTGGACATCTCTCCAACTTTTCCGAATTTCTTGCTTTGGTCGTTTTTACTATTTGGCGAAAAACCGGGATTAAAAACAAGACCGCACACCACTTCGCCATTAGGCATCTGCCACATTGACGTATTTTTTTTTATGTCCACAAGATAAAATCCGCTTGCTCTATAAATACTCCCATCACCGCATTGCGCTCCATCGGCATACGAAACTACCCATTCTACGTGAGGTGCTTGTTTTTTTAAAAGTTTCATCATAATAGAAATGCATCGGCTTTCGCTATTGGCTGGTAGGTAGTCATCGAAGGCCATACGTGCTAACTCGCAATAACCATTCCAATGAGTGTTTTTGACAAGATTTACCGATGCGTGTTTATTTATACTTGGGCCAAGTTGCATTACCCCATGAAGTCTATCATCAAGAAAACAACCAAAGTGAACGTAGCATCTTGGGTCAACCTTCCCGCTATAATGATGCTTCTTTACAAACTCATTAGCAATTTTTGCAGGTATGACTTTGACTACTATTTCCTTTGCTCGGCCCATTGCATAACGATTAAGTACAAAGCGTTTCCGTTGCTGTTTTCGTTGCCCATTGTTTCGGCATACTTATACTCCTCGGTTTGCTTGATGTCAGCTATTGCGTTTTTTATTTGCTCTGCCTGTTCATCCGCAAGCGTGAAGGTCATTTGCTGAAACGGAGCCTTATCGCCATCGGGCAAAGTAAAGTCCTCTCCAAGTTCATTTGCGTTTAGGTCAAAGCCCGGCAGGTCAAGACCCCACTCTTGCAGTTCCTCGGTATCCCATTCATTCGCAAGCATCTCCCAATCCCATTCCCCTCCGCTTACGTTGTCCTTGATGATAAACTGCCTTTGCTTGTCCTCGTCCCAATCCACGACTTGAATCGGCACGTCCTTCCATCCGGCCTCACGCATGGCCTTGAGCCTCATGTTGCCTCCAAGCACGACCATATCGGTATTAACCACAACGGGACGAACCTCGGCCATT